TAGGAGACTGACATGGCCTCGCTCACCGTCTACCTCGGCACCGAAGACCGTGACATCTGGCTCGACTCGACCCTCGGGGCGGTGGGCAACGAGGGCATCCTGACCATCGAGTCGGAGGACATGGCCGTCATCTCGGGTGCCGGTTCCCGCCACTTCATCGTCGATCGCGGCGCGAAGGGCACGGACAAGGATGCCCACGCCATCGGCACGACGGTGACCTTCGTGGCCGGCAGTGCCGAAGGAGTGCCGGCCCTGTCCGCCGTCCTGGGCGTCGGCAACTCGGCTGGTACCGCCGTCATCACCGACCTCGACGAGCCCTCCGATCCGCAGGACGCGGCCACGAAGTACTACGTCGATAACAGCACCGGGGCGTCGGCGGGCACGACCGTCACCGGCCCGGACGCCTTCGGCGACTCGGCGGCAGCCGGGACCGCGACCCCGTACAGCCGGGCCGACCACGACCACGGCCTGCCCGATATCCCCGCTATCGCCTCCGGCACTGCCGCTCCGGGAACGGCCGCCCCTGTCGGGACGCTCCCCATCTACGTCGAAACGGGCACGGCCATCTATCTGTGGAATGGGGCGACCTGGGACGGTCCCTGGAACGCCTGATGCCTTGGGTCGTCTCGGTCGATGGCCGCTGTACTCCCTCGAAGCCGTGGGCGGTGGTCAAGCAACAGGACGGCTCCATCGTGGCCTGCCATGCCACGAAAGCCGGAGCGATCGCCCAGCAGAAGGCCCTCTATGCCAACGAACCAGCGAGGAATGAGATGGTGATGACCGAAGACAGGGCCCAGTGGTCGGCCAGTTACATCAACGATCTCCCCGACTCGGCGTTCCTCTACATCGCCCCGGGCGGCGAGAAGGACGACGAGGGCAAGACCACGCCGCGCGACCTGCGCTACTTCCCGTACCGCGACGCTGGCGGGGCCATCGACCTTCCCCACCTCCGCAATGCCCTCGCCCGCATCCCCCAGTCGGACCTCTCCGACAGCCTCAAGGCCGACGTGACGGCCACCGCCCAGCGCCTCCTCGACGAGGCCAGCCGGGCGCAAGTGCCCGAGCGCGAGGTCCGCACGGCGGTCGATACCTGGCCGACGGCCGACCTCGAACTGCGGGCCGAGGGTGACGGCATGACCTTCGAGGGCTACGCCGCCGTGTTCGACTCCCCCTCGGAGCCGATGCCGTGGGTCGAGACCATCGCCCCCGGTGCCTTCACCCGCACCCTCAAGCGCGACCGCGACATCCGCATGTTCCTGAACCACAACGAGGACATCCTGCTGGCCACCACCAAGGCCAAGACGCTGACCCTCGCGGAGGACGACAAGGGCCTCCTCGTCCGCGCCCAACTCCCCGATACCACGGCGGGCCGGGACCTCTCGGCGCTCGTGCGCCGCGGGGACGTGGCCTCCATGTCCTTCGCCTTCGCCGACCAGACGAAGGACGGGTGGTCGGAGGACGGGACGAAGCGGACCATCAGCCAGCTGCGGCTCTTCGAGGTCAGCCCCATCACCGGCTGGCCCGCCTACGGCGCGACCTCCGCCTCGGTCCGTGGGCTGGCCGATGCGCTGAAGGCCGAGGTCTCCGAGCTGGAGGCGGCCATCCGCAAGCTCCACGACAGCGAGTTCCTCACGACGACCGAGGTCGAACTGCTGGCCGAGGCCGTTCGCCTCCTCACGCCGACGCCCGTCGGCACCCCCAACCTCGAGACCTGGCGCAGGCACTTCGCCCGGAAGGGCCTGCCGGTCTGACCGACCGAAAGCTCGGAAGCACGGCTCGGAAGCCCGCGGGGCTCACCACCCGTGCTCACCACCTCTGACGTCGGTGTCCATCCAACCCACTCGGAAGGAGACACCCTCACCATGTCCGACGAATACCTGAACCGCTTGGTCGAGAACCGCCAGCAGGCGTGGTCCCGGGCCAAGGAGATCATGGACGCCGCCGCGTCCGAAGGGCGCGACCTCACCGCCGAGGAGCAGGCCAACCTGACCTCCACGGACGAGGCCCTCGACCGCTACGCGGCCGAGGAGAAGCGCGTCCTCGACATGAGCAAGAAGATGGAGGCCGCCGACGCGCTGCGGGCGGAGATCGAGCCCCATCTGGCCGAGGCCCGCAAGGGCGAGTCCAGCGAGACCGATGCCGACCGCCTGCTCAAGCTCTTCAAGGGCGAGATCAGGGGCTTCGACAGCCCGCGCACGATCCCCGTCGGTCACGGCTGGGAGCGGCGCGCACTGGCATCCGCCGGTGGCTCGGCCATCGCCACCACGTTCGCCGACTTCGTGACGGTCTACGAGCGGACCCTCAATCCGCTCATGGACATCTCGACCGTCCTGCAGACGCGCACCGGCGCCCCCATCGTCCTGCCGCGGGTCACCGCGGACGTGACGGCGGGCGGCTCGGTGACGGCCGAGGCGGGCGGCATCACCGAGGGCGACCCGACCATCAGCTCGGTCACGCTCTCGGCCTTCAAGATCGCGCACACCACCCTGTACAGCAGCGAGCTGGACCAGGATGAGGTGATCGGTCTCGACCAGTACCTCGCCAACGCCATCAGCCGGCCCATCGGCCTCGGCTGGGGGACGTTCTTCACCACCGGCACCGGCACGACGCAGCCCTTCGGCTACATCGTCGCCGGGACCAACGGCGGGACGGCCCTCGGCACGGCCTCGGGCCAGGCCACGGACACGTTCTTCAGCCCGGTCGATGTGGTCACCCTCTTCTATGGGCTGGCCGCGCCGTACCGGAACCAGGCTTCGTGGACCGTCTCGAACTCCGCGCTCATCAAGATGCGGACGTTCCGGGACAGCACGGGGCAGTTCCTGTGGGCGCCGTCCCTCGTGGCCGGCCAGCCCGACACCTTCCTCAACCGGCCGGTCTACGAGAACCCGGCCATGGCGGCGGTCGCCAGTGCCACCAAGTCGGTGGCGGTGGGCGACTTCTCCAAGTACATCATCCGGGAGGTCAGCCCGATGCGGGTGGACCTCAGCTCGGAATACAAGTTCTCGACCGACCAGCTCGCCCTGCGGGTCGTTACCCGGCGGGACGGCAACTTGCCGGACGTGAACGCGATCCGGTTCTTGGTCTCAGCAGCCGCGTAGTAATCGAGGGAGGCGGACCTTCCGGTCCGCCTCCCTCCCACGCCGTGCCGAGCCTCGCCCGGCCAAGCCTTACCCGACCATGCCCTGCCGCGCCATGCCGCGCCTCGCCTGCCACGCCAAGCCATGCCGGGCCTTGCCCCGCCATCGCTGCCAGATTGGCAGCAAGTTCACGACCTTCAGTGAAGGCGCGCGATCGCCTCCCGTGCGGTAGAGAGGGCTTGGGAGGCGATGGCGATGACCGCCACCCGACTCTCGTCACCCTCGCTGTAGCGTCGCAGGTCGGCTACGCGCTCCTGAGCCGCACTCAGGTCATTCATGGCTTCCTGTAGCGCGAGAGCGAACATATCGAGATGCTCCACGACGATCTCCGTTCGCTCGTAGAAGCCCTCGCCCCGCGTGGCCGGGACGTGGACATACACACGGCGCGGCGGCTCATTGTCGAGAACAACGGCTACGGAGCGGATGAGTTGCCGTGCCTGGAGGCGGCGGTATTCGGCTCCAGCCACCGTATCGTCCCACTCGAAAGCCTCATGAAGGATGTGGCCTTCATCCTCGGCCTCCGTAAGCAGCCGGTCGGGTGTGAGCCCACCTCGCTTGCGGAGTCGTTCGAGTTCGGCATAGACCTCGGCTGGATCGGCCTTGCCAATCATCCAGCGCGAAAGGAGCCTGACCTTCTGTTTCTTTGTCATGCCACTGCCTCCACCCGGCCACGGACGCCGAGTTCATGGTCGAACCAGGCGAGTAGTTCCCTACTCGTCTCGTCGTAGGGTTCCGCGGCCTCCATCGCCGCGAGCTGTGCTGCGCGTCCCTGCTTCATGACGGCCAGCCATTCCTTGTCATCCGGCGAGACGAGGCTGAACTGCCCATAGGAGCCCTTGCCTTTCTCCTGCCGCCAGTCTCCGACGCCGCACACGCTTCCCGCTGCGGCCATGAGATTGACGATCGTCTGCTCGGTCAGGAGGGGAATGACATAACTGATGCGAACGCGGCAGGCCCACTGCGAGAGGATCGGCCTCGTCCGAACGTCTGGCGTGTGGTTCTTGTCGGATGATCTGGTGACGGCCATGAGCAGTTCAGGATGCCCGTAAATGGCCACCCTGTCGTCATGGACGTAGACCAGACGGCCGATCTGCGCCTTGGTGGAACCGGGCAGGTCGAGTGCGGCGGTCATCATCGCCGCCTTGAAAGATGTGGAAAGGATGGCCAGATAGGTTGGGCCATCGGCCAGAGTCTCGGCCGCGGAGCGGAACTCGGCGCGCGGGTCATGCTTGAGGTTCGCGGCCCTATCCGCGGTCGTCTTCCGCCCTGCCGGAAAGAGCAGTTCGCGTAGTCCCTTGTCGGACATACGGTGAAGGATGAGCGGCCTCGTCCCGAGAACGGCCAGTTCGATGGTCTTGCGCCGGATCGGATCGACCGTGATCGTGGTGGCTTTCGGTTGCGCCATCGCGTGTCCCTCCCTAGAAGGTAGCCCCGCCAGCGTCTAGGGCGCCGACGGGGCATAGAAGAAAGCGTCCCTAGACCGCTAGAGCGAACGGTAGCACTCCTGTCAACAGAAAGGTGGGCGACTTTGAAAGCAGTCCGTGTGTCCTATTCCGTCATCCTCAGGGAGCCTGAGTTAC